GGGAAGGAATATTGGATGACAATGGGCCTGGCCAAAGCCAAAGCCATTGACGAAAACATCGACCGGATCAGGATGTTCATCGACAAACACGAAAAGGGGAAGTCGTGACCAAAACCGAAAACGCCGCAATCCTACTGCTATCAGAGGCTCTGAATAAGTGAGGGGATCACGCCCGCCAGGTTGAGCGGGCATACATGGACATACACAAGCGATACGACAAGCTGCGGAAGAAGCTGGAAAAGAAGCACGGGTTGGAAGGTGTGAATACTTAAAAAGGGGCGATTCTTGGGTAAACTGAAATCCATAGAGCGCAAGGTAAACAGCGCGAATTTGTGCGTAGGATCGCCTATAGCCGTCGAACGGATCAGGGGTGGACGCTTGACTAAGATCAGGGAGCGCATAGCAATACGGGACGAATACACGTGTCAGATGTGCGGTCGGGTGACAGTCAACGGGGAAGTGGATCACAAGGTTCCGCTCCACCTCGGAGGACAAGAGACGGACGCAAACAGGTGGTGGCTGTGTCCTGGGTGCCACGCGGCGAAATCTGAACGGGAAGAGGGGCGGAGGGGATGAAGCGCGACGACACATACCCCCCTGGGTTCAATCTCCACGGCTCCTAAGTGCGCGTAACCGCGTGGTTCCGCATTTGGAGATTATTTCCCGCTGTTAGATTTTAGAAAGGAAATCAAAAAGGCGTAAAACATGGATAAAACGATAAAATTGACCTCGATCAGATTGAACCCTGACAACCCTCGCTTGATTCGTGACGGGAAATTCAAAAAGCTGGTGGAATCCATCAAGCGCGACCCGGAATTTCTGGAAAAGCGGGGCATCGTTCATGCCGACGGCGTGATCCTGGGCGGCAACCAGCGGTATCTTGCCATCAAAGAGGCGCTCAAGGATGACGCTTTCCGGGGCGGTCTGCCGAAAGGTGAAATCCCGGCGTCTTGGGTTCAGGACGCATCGGACTGGCCAGAGGAAAAGCGGCGGCGGTTTATCATTCTGGACAATTCTTCTTTCGGTGAAATGGATTTTGACATCCTTGCAAACCTATTTTCCGATTTACCACTGGTGGACTTGGGGGTTGACCTGCCGGAGGACTGGTTGAAGGAAGGCGAGGAGGAAAATAACATGACGAAAATTATAAATTGTAAAAAGATTGAAGATGTTTCAATTCATCATCCCACAATCAATAAAGTTCGCTCATGTAGGTTTATTTCCGTAAGAAGATTTAAAAACAACAAAGACCAAGCAATAGATATTTTTAAATCAATAAAAAAAGAAAGGGATTTTGATGTTGAAAATTTTATAGCAAGTGAAGTTTCGGAATTATTAACATCGTTTGGAATATTCAAGGATATGATTGTAACGCCGGCTCCGCGAGGGCATTCTCTTAAAAATGATTACTATTTATCTGGGGTTGTGGCTGATAAAATTGCCGATAAGTTAGGAATTATCTCATGTCAATTATTTAAAGATAACATCAAAAAGACAAATAATATCCACAAGTATGAAGAAAAAAACGCCTGTTTGCTGGGTGATATTAAATCGAAAAACATAATTATTTTTGATGATATTGCGACAACCGGAACGACAATGGAAAATTGCTGCAAAGCATTATGTAAACATAATTTTATAATTCCAATCGTCTATATTTACGAAACATTAAAAACTGGAGAATAGCATGGCTCGCGGAGGTTTTCGTCCAGGCGCCGGGCGTAAAAAAGGCTCTGGAAAAAAAGCGGAGGTCAAAAGCCTTCCATTGCTGGCAAAGGCCGAGGAAATTGCGGCTTTTTACGCCGGATTGATGGAAAAGGCGCGATCCGGACAGAAGATAACGCCGGATGACCGGAAACAACTGAACGCGCTATTGCAGGACATGACGCTGATCCACGGCGGCGTGGAAGTCGCGCCCACTGAACAGTCCGACGAAACAAAGGACGCGAAAGAATACCTGGAAAAACTGCTGGTGTCCAACATCGACAAGAAAACGAAAATCCAAGTTGCGAACATCCTATTGCCGTTTCAGCATCCCCGGCTCGGAGAGGGCAAGGGCAAGAAAGAGGACAAGGAAGACAGGGCTAAAAGGGCAGCGGCGGGCAAGTTTGCCGCCGGGAAACCGCCGATAGCTTTGGTGAAGTGAAAGGAGAACAATGCAAAAACAGGTATCGAAATGTGAATTATGCGGGCATGATTGTTACGGCTATCCTGACGGCCCTCTAAAAGCGAAGCCAAAAAACGGGATGGTAAGAAGAATAATTTGCGATAAATGCGCCGTAGAAACGCTGAGATGGTTTGACGAAGAAGGGAATCCCACTAAAATAGCAAAAGATTTGCAAAGGGCAGGATGGATTAAGTTATGAACTGGACTACCTCATGCCTGGACTGGGAGCGCCGCGTAATGGCGCGGGAAAGCCTGATACCCTTACCGCCGTTATTTTCTCAAGAGGCAGCGGCGGGGCTTGCCGTCTTCAAGGAATTGCGGCTTGTTGACGTTCTGAACCGGCCCACGCTTGGGGAGGCCGGGAGGCCGTGGATCTTCGACTTTGTGTCAACCGTCTTTGGGGCTTATGATTCAGAATCCGGGCGGCGGCTCATCTCTGAATTTTTCCTGTTCGTTGCAAAGAAGAACAGCAAGTCAACCCTTGCAGCCGCCTTGATGTTGACCTGTTTGATTCGCAACTGGCGCGACTCCGCCGAATTTCTGATCCTTGCCCCGACCGTGGAAATCGCGCAAAACTCATTTTACCCGGCCCGCGACATGGTGAACGCCGACGAAGAGCTTTCCGACCTGATGCACGTCCAGGATCATTTACGGCAAATCACGCACAGAGGCACCCGGGCCATGCTCAAAGTCGTCGCTGCGGATAACGAAACCGTCGGGGGCAAGAAGGCCACGGGGATATTGATTGACGAAGCGTGGTTATTCGGCAAGCGCCCGAATGCGGAGAACATGCTGCGTGAGGCGTGCGGCGGCCTTGCTTCACGTCCAGAGGGTTTTGTCATCTACCTGTCAACGCAATCCGATGAGGCACCGGCGGGCGTATTCAAACAGAAATTGGATTATGCTCGGGGCGTGCGTGACGGACGCATTGACGACAACCGCTTTCTTCCCGTCATATACGAATTTCCCGATTCAGCGCTGAAAGAGAAACAACACCTTGACCCGAAATACTTTTATGTCACCAATCCGAATCTTGGCGCGTCGGTTGACGAAGAGTTTTTAAAGCGCGAATTCAAAAAGGCCGAGGAACAGGGTGAAGAGTCCATGCGCGGTTTCCTCGCCAAACATCTCAATGTTGAAATGGGAATGAACCTGAAAACGCACAGGTGGGCCGGGGCGGACTTTTGGGAAGAGGCGGCGGGGAAAGTCACCCTTGATCTGATCCTTGAACGCTCCGAGGTGGTTGTGATTGGAATAGACGGCGGCGGGCTTGATGACCTTTTGGGGCTTGCCGTTATCGGCAGGGACGCGGAAACCGGGGGCTGGTATCTATTCACGCGGGCGTGGTGCAATCCTATTGCGTTGGAACGTAGGAAATCGGAGGCGGCCCGGTATAGGGACTTCCAGAAAGACGGCGACTTGATTATCGTGGAAGAGATCGGCCAGGACGTTCAGCAAGTCGGGGATATTGTCATGCAGTGCGAGAACGCGGGGCTGCTTGACCGGATCGGCGTTGATCCCGTCGGCATCGGTGACATCGTTGATGAAGTTCAGGCGCGGGGCATTGAGCATGACCGCGTTGTCGGCATTCCGCAGGGGTGGCGGCTTTCCGGGGCCATTAAGACCCTCGAGCGCCGTGTTGCTGAAAAGACAGTCACCCACGGGGGGCAGCCACTTATGACGTGGTGCGTGGGGAATGCGCGGGTTGAACCGCGTGGAAATGCGATTATAATCACAAAACAGGCCAGTGGAACGGGGAAAATAGACCCGCTGATGGCGGCGCTGAACGCCACGGCTCTCATGGCCATGAATCCAGAGGCGAAAAAACAGGGAAACATCTACGACAAATTCAGGCTTGTGAGGGGATGAATACATGGACGACATTCTTGAAGGCTGGAACGAAATATCAAAATATTTAAGGGTAAGCGATAAAACCGCGCAGAGATACTGGAAAAAGAAAGGCCTGCCGGTAAAAAAGAATCGCGCCGGTCACCCCGTCATTACAAAGTCAGTTGCGAAAAATTGGAAACTTAATGAAACGGCAGCGTAGTTGTCTGTTTTTGTCCCTATTTTGTCTGTGTTTGTCCCTATTTTGTCTGTATCGAATCTTCAAATCATCCGTCATAATTGAGCCGTAAAATTGAAGCGGTTTTATGAGGGCGCGATGATTTGAAAATATTTTCATTGCTGCAAAAAATCAGTTTCCGGGACGTTCTCCTTGTTACGGGCCTGACGTTAATCGGCGTCGGGCTTTATCTGTTTGCGCCGTGGCTATCCTTTACCGTTTGTGGAGTGCTTATCTTCGCAGGCGGTTTTTTTATGGCTGACGAATGAAAGGCATTTTTTCACGCATACGCCCCAAGGCCATGACAAGCGACGAAATATCGCGGCTTATTATTGACACTTTCGGCGGCGGGACAACTGCATCCGGTCAATCCGTTAATTCAACCACGGCCATGCAAGCTATGGCCGTTCATTCCTGTGTCAAGATCAAGGCTGATTCAATCGCGCAGTTGCCCTGCCATTTATACGTCGAAAAAGGCAACACGAAAGACAAAGCCAAAGATTTGAGGCTTTACAGGCTTTTACACCGGCAGCCTAACCAGTGGATGACCGCTCCCGAATTTTGGGGGATGTGTTCCGCTTGTCTTGATCTTCGAGGGAATTTCTTTGCATTAAAAAGCGGTTTGCCGGGGCGTGAAGTCCAGGAGCTTATTCCTATACCGATGGGGCGGGTTCAAGAGGTTCTCCAAGCGCCTGATTACGGTCTGTTTTATAAAATATCACGGCCCGACGGATCAACAACCGACACGATCCCCGGTGAACGCATAATGCACATTCGCGGCCTTGTCCTTGACGGCTTCATGGGAATCAACCCCATTCAATATGCGCGGGAAAGCATTGGTCTGGATCAGGCGCTTGTCAAACACGGGGCCAAGTTATTCGGCCACGGGACCATGATCGGCGGCGTGCTGACCATGCCGGGAGCGTTCAAAGATCGTAACATGGCTCAGAAGTTTCTTGATGATTTCAACGAGACTTATTCATCTGTTGAAAACGCACACAAGACGGCGCTGCTTGAACAGGGCGTGACCTGGCAAAAAATGGCCATGACCTCGGTTGATTCACAATTCTTAGAGGCCCGGAACTTCCAGAAAAAAGAAATCGTTGACCTGTTCTTTGGCTTGCCTCTGTCCATGCTGCAATCCGGCGACAAAGTGGCGACGTATGCGAGCGCCGACGCTTTTGACCTTGAATACGTCAAATATGCGCTGACTCCGAGGCTCGTCAATATTGAAATGGCAATCTTTCGGGATCTGCTTACCGAAGAGCAAAAAGAAAATTACTTTGCAAAGTTTTCAACCGGCGGACTGTTGCGCGGGGATACGGCGGCGCGGACGGCTTATTATCAGGGGATGGTGAACATTGAAGCCATGTCTCCGAATGAAGTTAGGGAGCTGGAAGACATGAATCCGTATGACGGGGGGGATGAATACCGGACAAGAACCTCAACAGTCAGAGAAAAGAAAGGCGGTGAGAATAAGGGAGGCGACGAAGATGAATCTTAAATACCGAAATCAAAGGAACGCTGAAGCGACGGCACGTTACTGGAATAAGCCGATTGACAAAGCCGATTGGTATAAGATCGAGGCGCTTTCCGAAGACAACACCGAATTGATGATCTATGACGTGATCGGCTGGCCCTTTAATGACGCCGGTGAAATCATCCGGGCGCTGGCCGGTGTCACTTCAAAAACGGTTACCGTGCGCATCAACTCACCTGGCGGCGATGTCTTCGATGCGATGGCAATCTTTAATGCCCTGCAAGCCCATAAATCCAAAGTCGTAACCCGCATTGAATCACTGGCCGCGTCCGCCGCGTCTTTTATCGCATTGGCCGGAAAAGAAGTCCAGGCATACAAAAACGCAATGTTCATGATTCATGATCCGTGGGTTCTGGCAGCTGGCAATCAATACGACCTGCGCGAAATAGCGGACATCCTCGAAAAGATCAGCGGCAACATGGTTGATATTTACTCCCAAAACTCAAACATCGGGAAAAAAGAAATCAGGGACATGCTGAAGGCCGAAACGTGGTTCACGGCCAAAGAAGCAAAGGAAAAAGGCTTTGTGGATACCATCATCGACGGCAAGGCGGCGAAAGCTCAATTTGATTTGAGCATGTTCGCGCATGTGCCGGATGGTTTCACGGGAAACGATCACGATGAACCCATTGCAAGAAAATATGAGAAGGCCCTGCGCGATGTAGGGGCTTCCAAAAATGAGGCGCGGGCTATTCTGGCGCGAGGCTTGAAGTCCGGGACCCTGGAAGAAGAGGTTTTGGCAGCAGAAAATTTATTAAAAATAATTGGAGGAAAATAAAGATGGAACTCAAAGAAACCATTGAAAGCATCGGCAGAGCGTTTGAGCAGTTCAAGGCGGAAAACGATGCGCGGCTGAAGGAAATCGAAAAGAAGGGCAGCGCAGATCCGTTGCTCGCAGAGAAAGTGGAAAAGATTAACGCTGATTTGACGGCGCTGGGCGCCATGAAAAAGCAGCTCGAAGCCATCGAAACGGCAGTTGCCCGCGGACAGTATCCGGGCGGCGGAACCGCAAAAGACAAAGAAGTCATTGCGCGGGCGAAGGCGTTCACTCACCTTATGCGCGGCAACATTGACAGCGTAAAGGATATGGAAATTCAGGCGTCGGCCTCCACTCTGTCCGATCCGGACGGCGGCTTCACGGTCCCCGAGGAAGTGGATACGGCTATCGATCGCGTTCAGGGCACCATGTCGGCAATGCGTCGGCTGGCGACCGTGCGGGCCATTTCTACCGACACATACAAGAAACTGGTCAACCAGGGCGGCGCTACGTCCGGCTGGGTAGCCGAAAAAGGCACCCGCGCCGAAACCAGCACCCCGACGCTGAAAGAAATCGCCATCAACACGAAAGAGCTTTACGCCATGCCCGCTGCAACGCAGATCCTTCTGGATGACAGCCGGGTTGACATCGGCGCGTGGCTGGCCGAGGAAGTCGGCATTGAGTTCAACGAGGAAGAGGGCGACGCCTTTATTTCCGGCAATGGCGTCGAGAAACCCAAGGGCATTGCCGCTTATTCGATGATCCCCAACGCGAATTACGCATGGGGCAAGGTCGGCTATATTGCGGGCGGTCACGCAACTCTGCTTAATAACGCGGATAAGCTGATCGACTTACAGCACGCGCTGAAAACCTCATACCGCAACGGCGCCGCCTGGCTGATGAACGACGCCACCTGCGGGGTCATCCGGAAATTCAAGGACGGCGAGGGGAATTACCTGTGGCGCCCGGGCCTGGTCGAAGACAAGCCCGACACGTTGCTCGGAAAGCCGGTTGAATATGACGACAACCTTGACGACATCGGCGCCGGAAAGTATCCGATCTTTTACGCCAATTTCAAGCGGGCGTATTTGATCATTGACCGCCTGGGCACCCGCGTTCTGCGTGATCCCTACACCTCCAAGCCCTATGTTCTGTTTTACACGACGAAACGGGTCGGCGGCGGAATCGTGATGTACGAGGCAATCAAGGCCCTGAAGATCGCGGCCAGCTAATCACCAACCGGGGCGTGAAACACCGCCCCGTTTTCAAAAAATGCCATAAGGAGGCAAAAGATATGAAAGACCTTTACAGCAAAATTAAAGTTGAACAGACGATAGCCCCTGTTGTCGGCCAGAACGAGGCCGCGCCGACCGCCGTGGAAGTTGATCTTGCCGGGTGTAACTCGGCAGTGTTTTTGATTTCTACGGGCGTCGAAGGCTCGACTTTGGACGGTTCGAACTACTGGACGTGGAAAATGGAACACGCCGACGATGACGGCACGGGCGTTGCCGGTTCCTATGCGAACGTGGCCGCCGCAGACGTCCTGGGTGTAACACCTTCGAGCGGGATAGTTCTCACGCTGGACGCGAACGCAGAAACGCCGCAGATCACCAAGATCGGCTATGTGGGGGGCAAGCGGTTCGTGAAGATCACGCCCGCAGAGACCGGAACGGGTCCGGATCTTCCGCAGACGGTCATTGTCGTCAAGGGCGACCTGGCTGACAGGCCCCCGATAGCGTAACCGGTCCTTAATTGGATACTCGGGGCGGTCTTATCCGGGCCGCTCCGGGGCAACCACCGGAGAATGGAGGAAATGAAAAATGGCAGATTTGAGTTATCAACCTAAAGTTTATCGAAAACAGGGCGGCGACGTGATGGTTATCGCAGCGGGCGGGCAGGTGCTTGTCGAACCCGGCGGCTCAATCATGGCTGGAAACCCCACGGGAGCGGCAGACTATTTTGTTGACCTGAATGTTTCCGCAACAGGGGATGGTTCCATTAACAGCCCGTTTGCCACTCTCGCTGAGGCGATCACGGCCAGCAATACCAGTATCGGCCTTACCGCCAACAGGTGGTGGGCGCGGCGCAACCGGATTTTCGTCATGGGCGACGGGATTGAAGAGGATCTGACCGTACTCCCGGAGAAATGCGACATCATCGGATGCGGTTCGGACCTCGTACCTTATCCCCGAGTAATCGGTCATCACACAATCGCCGCGGCAAAAGTAGGCTGTCGGCTTATCAATATGGGCTTTCAGCTTGACGGAACGGCTGTAGGTATCACTATTCCGGCAGGATGCCACGGCTTTCAGATCATCGGCGGTATGTTACAGCCCTCGGCAGCCGGTAACACCGTTGGCGTCCAGATCACCGCTTCAGCCCTTGTCAAAATTCAGGGCTTTGAAATTCACCGGAACCCAGCAGCATACGGAACCGGAATTTGTGCCGTGGGCATCGCCATTGCGGGAACAGCATCGAATCATCAAACCCTGATCGATGGTTGTTTTATTGAGGCAACCGAAGGGATTGATGTTGTTGCGAGCGCTCCCGCGTATGGTAGCCGAATTCAGAATAACCTCATTAAAGCGACGGCCCTTTGTATCGATGAAAATTCCGGTGTCGTGATTGTCGCATGGAATGAACTGATCACGGCGGCCAATGGGAACACAGACTGTGCCGGGGCTATCAACGCGAATGCGGCCCTTGCAATCGGGAACCGGATCACAAGCGCGAACACCGCAAACTGCCCGTATCCGATTGTTGATATTGCACAATAACCATTAACCAACGGGCGGGGGCTTCGGCCTCCGCCTTTAATGAGGTTTTTAAATGTCAATCACCGTAACCACACCTGACGTAGGACCGGGATCACAGGGCGGGGCCTTTATCATCAATGGAGTTTCGGCTGATGCTTCGGGATGCGAAGAACTGAAAGCGGCCCCGGCAGCAGGCAAATCAATTTATATTGAAAGCCTGACGATTAACAACGGCGCAAACGCCATTTCTCATACCATTGGAGAGGGCGAGACGACCGGGGCAGTAACCACGGCGTTGATCGGGCCTATTGCCATGGCTGCAAACACGTCATTGCAATGGAAGTTTAAGCGCCCGATGAAATTGACGGCAGCGACCGCCCTTGTCATCGATTCATCTGGCGCCGGTGCCGTGTGTGTTTTTGCAGAAGGATATATTGAATGAAGACCGTCCAGACAGTAGCGCCCACATTATTACCCGTCAGCCTCAGTGAATTAAAGGCGCATTTACGCCTTGATTCCGGCACCTTTGACGGCAACCTGACGTTGACGCAAAGCCTCGCTTTCGGGTCAAAGGCCATTGCCAACAACTACACAACCCACGTCGGTTCAGGCGTGGATGTGTTGGGGAAAGAGGCCATTGTTGAGGTTCACCACGGCACCAACGGCGCGACCGGAACCGTGGATACAAAGATACAGGAATCCGACGACAACACAACTTGGACGGATTTCACGGGCGGGGCGTTCACCCAAGTCACTACCTCGAACGACAACGCCGACTATAAAAAGCAATACACCGGCACGAAGCGGTATATCCGCACGGCTTCAAAAGTTCTACTGGCTGCCTGTGAGTTTGGAACGTCCATTCTTGTGAACGCGGCAACCACGGCAGAGGATGATCTTCTGACAGAGAAACTCCAAAGCGCCATTGACGACGCCGAGGACTTCACCGGACGGCAGTTATTGACGGCCACTTACAAGGCTTATCCCGACTGTTTCCCTGACAAGGATTACATTGAGCTGCCCTTTGGCAATCTGCAATCGGTAACGTCCATCAAATACAAGGATTCCGACGGCACCGAAAAAACGATGGTTGAAAACACCGACTACCTTGTCGAAACGAATGTTGACGCGACGCGGGGCGGGGATCAGGTCGGGCGGATCGTGCTGCCTTATGGTGTGAGCTGGCCGTCTGTCGAGCTTTACCCGTCAAATCCGATCACGATTGAGTTTGTTTGCGGCTGGAAAGCGGCGGCTTATGTCCCAAGCAAGATAAAACAGGCAATCTTGTTAATGGCGGCGGACAGATATGCAGACCGTGGCGAGCCGATTATCGGCA